CTGGATGCACGGTGATGATGGAAGGAGCGATACATGGGAAGCGCTTGAAGATTTGATCGCGGCGCGGGCTGAAAAAAAACTCGCGGCGGAAATGCTCGATCCCGCGATCGCGGCCCTTCGCGCTCGTGAGTTCGCCGGGGACGCCGTGCGGCTGATCTGCGCGACGCTTGGCGGCGGCGAGGTCTACGTGCCGAAGCTCGCACGTCACCACCGGGAACAGCGCGACACTCAACTCCGGCTGAATTTTAATGGCGCCTTACGGGAGACCGCTCGTGAGGTTCAGCTTTCCGTGCGCCAGGTCCGGAACATCGTGTCTGTAAAAAAGTGAAATTTTCCCCCTGATAATTTCCCAGACAATTTGATAGCGTGGAGCCATCGGCTGTAATGGGCCGGTGGCTTTTTTGTTTACGCCGCCGGTCGCGGAGATCGATGGAGGGAAAAGACAACGACACGCCGTACTTGAAACGGTCCCAGTTCTTCTGCCCGAAGTGCAAGGGCGAGGACGAGCAGGGACCGTTTTTCTTTTTCGCGGTCGCCGCGGATATCCGGGAGAACGACAAGGGCGAGTTCGTCGCGACCTGCCCGCAGTGCGGCGTGGAGTGTGCGGAGATGTGGTACTGCGCGAACCTGCGCAAAGCGAAAGGCTTGCAGACGGGCCCCACGTCCGAGGCGGGGAAGGCCAAGGTCCGGATGAATGGGTTCCGGACCGGGTCCCAGTACCTGAATGGCCGGATCCCGAAATCACTCCCGCCGGCAAAGCCCGGGTATTACGCCGAGTGTGATGATTGCCAGGACATCAACGAGTGCGAGCAGGCCGTGGCCGATGCGATGGGCACGTGCCGGTTCGTTGCCTGCCATCGTCAATCCGAAGTTTTCGCCAAATACCGCAACGCCCACCTGACCGGCGATACCGGCGCGCTGAAATTCACGGCAGCGGAAAACCAGGCGCGGATGCAGCTTGTTCTGAACGCGCTGTTCAAGGCCATTTTCAAGCACGGCGTAGTGGTCGACAGCATCGTGGTGAACAAGGACGGCGTGGTCATGTATAACGATGTCCCGCTCACCGAACTGAAGAGCAACCCGGCGACGAACGACATGGTCAAGCTCGCCGAGAAGATGGGCTTCTCGCTGACCGACTGGACGTTGACGCCGAAGTCGAAGGAAGCAAAGGCGGCGCTCGAAGGCTACCTGGCGGGCCAGGCCGCGGCCAAGGGTCAGAGCATGGAGGAGTTCCTGGACAAGCACCAGAAGGACATGAAGAATTTCCACGATGCGCTGGTCCGCGGCAACGAGGCCGCGAAGAAGGACCCGACATTACTTGAGGCTGAGCAGGAAGAGGGCGACGCCGACACGGTCGGCTCGGACCAAAATGGATGACGCGCGCGCATGTGCCCGACATACAGGTCCGCTCCCGGGCCGAGGAGGAGATCCAGCGGTATGCCGCTTCGGACCTGCTCTGGCTGAAACACATCTGCAACGTGACGCCTCGACCTCAGCAGCTCATGTACATGGCACAGATGGACGAGCACCCCATGACCTCGACCGTGGCCATGCAGCGGACGGGGAAATCGAAGGCCGTTCAGTTCAAAAACACGAAATGGTGCGCAACGATCCCGAAAGAGGACCTGCGGTATTTTGCGCCGGCGGTATATCAGGCGCGGAAGAACCTGAAAGAGACGATCGACAACATCCTCCAGTCGCCGATCCTGCTGGCCTACATCGAATCACGTCTCGGGAGGAAACAACTCTCGTCAACGCACTTTGCCTTTCTAAACGGCTCGAACGGCGAGGCCTTCGGGCAGGATTCGAACCTGGACGGCGTGAACGCGACGATCATGCACATCGACGAGTTCGACGACATGGACATCGATATCGTCAAGAACCGCATCCTTCCGCGCGGCTCCGGGCAGAACGAGAATGGGATGCCGACGCGCGTGGAGCTCACCGGCACGATCCAGGAAGAGCAGGGGAACCTGTACACCATCTCGCAGGACCCGACGTTCTTCAAGCCGCCGATGTTCACGATCTATCACGCCCTCGAGGCGGGGCTGATCGACCGCGCGTTCTTCGCGCTGCTGAAAGAACAACTCACGCCGGACGAATGGCTCCGGATCGCCCTGTGCAAGTTCAAGGGCGGCCGGCAGTTCTTCCAGCAAAAGGCGCTGCGCAGGATGCAGACCCGGGGCGCGGAGATGCAATGCCGGGTCGTGGAGCCGGAGATGGGCAAGCAGTATGCGACAGAGGGAGACGTTGCCTTCGGTCTGGACATGGGCGCCCAGGGACAGCAGGCCACGAGCTCGAAATATTCGCTGACGGTGACGGAGCGTGTCGGCCTGTGGAAGCGGTGGATCTACGGCCAAGAGTGGCCGCCGACCACGGACCCGAAGGTGATCAAGCGAGACGTGGTCGAGTTGTGGTCCTTTTTCCGGCCGCGCGGCGGATTCGGGGACGCCTTCGATTCGAACCTCATCGCGGACATAAACGATCAACTCTATTCCGAAGGCCTCGTTTCCTACAGCCGGAAGCGCGAAGGCACAGAAGAGAACAGCCAGGCGAACTGGGACAAGTGGCCATTCCAGCCCATACGCTTCACGGGCTATCAGAAGCACTGGATGTTCAAGACGCTCCGGGACGACCAGGTGGAGGGCCGGTACTTCACGCCCTTGCCGGAGATCGAGCAGGACGACCGGTGGGACCCGGCAAAGGCAAAGAACTTTCTGGACCCGGCATCCGGGGAAAAGGCACTCGTCAAGTTCGTCGTGCAGTGCAAGAACATCCGGGCCGAGCGCGCGCCGAGCGGCCAATATTACCTGTACAGCATGATCAAGCCGCGGCTGGGTGACGACACGGTGGACAGTGCGGCGATGAGCAATGCCTTCCTCGAAACAGGGAAGGGGAGCATCAGCGGGCCGATCGAGTTTGTGAGCAGCGGAAAGACGCTGGAGACTCGGGATCGGGTGAACTGGTGAAAGCAGTTTTGAGTTCTCAGTTCTTAGTTTTGAGTTGAAGGTCTAAGGCATGACGACGGGAACTGAAAAGATGGCGGAGAAGCCGAAGAGGACGCGGCGGGCGAAGGTGCCGGGTGGGGAGGTTGCGGGCACATTCAACCCGAATAATCTTTTCCCGCCTTACGCGAACTGGGCGGGGAAGAAGTCTTTCCTGCGCTCCTACAATCCCGATGATCTTGTAAAATCCAAGGGCAAGAGCATCCTGATCTATCAGGAGATGACGCGGGAGCCGTTCGTCAAGGCGGCCTTGCAGCAGAAGACCACGATGCTCCTATCCGTGCCCTGGGGCGTGAAGCCGGCTTCGAATTCGGCCGAGCACATCGAGCAGGCTAAGTTTGTAACATGGAACTTCAAAAATATTTCCGGCGGGTTTGCACGTGACGTGTGGGAGATGTGCGACGCGATGGTGGCCGGATACTCGGTGCAGGAAAAGGTCTATGAAGAGATCATCGACGGCGAGTACGTGGGCAAGGTGCGGCTATCGGCGCTGAAATCCAAGGACCCCTATTATTTCGGGTTCGCCTTCGACCCTTACATGAACTTGCTGCCCGATGGCGTGATCATGACGCACAGCGCTGCCAACGAGATGGAGGTCCCGCTTCCCTCGGATAAGTTCTTCATCTTTTCCTTCCTGAAAAAATACGAGAACCTCTATGGCCAGAGCGACCTGCGTTCCGCCTACCGCGCGTTCTGGATCAAGGACACGGCGTGGAAACTCAGGTCCGTGTACATGGAACGGTTTTCCGGAAATTCCCTCAAGGGGAAATATCCACGCACGGGCTCTCCCGCGCAGCAGGCCGAGAACCGGGACAAGCTCATCGAGATATTCAAGACCTGGCAGAACGAGACCGGCGTGGCCATCCCCGAGGACCTGGAAATCGAGGTGTTGCAGATCGCCACGTCATCGGATTCAGAATACGCGCGGGCCATGGCGGACTGCAATGTGGACATCGCGGTGGGGATCCTGGGCGAGACCTTGACCTTGAACGAGGGCCGCAAGACCGGGGCCCGGAACATGGGCGAGATCCACAAGGAGGTCGTGGACCTCTTCGTCCTATTCCTGGACATGATCCTGACCGCGGACATCAACGAGCAGATCGTCCGCGACATCATCGATACGAACTATGCGGGCGTGACGGAGTACCCGGAGTTCTACTTCTACCCGCGCGAGGATTACGACCCGGTCTCCTTTGGCGACGCGATCCAGAAATGGCAGGCCGCGGGGGCCAGGATCAGCAAGGCGTGGTTTTATGAAAAGGTCCGGATGCCGCTGCCCTCCGGTCCAGAAGATGAGTTGAAGCCGGTACCGGTTTCAACTCAGTTCGGAGTTCAGAGTTCAGAGTTCGGAGTAAAACCCACAGCATCCGCCGGGTCCGTGAATACCCCGCCATCAGCCTCATCACCTGATGAGACCGGGCCCGACGGAACCCCCTCGGTGAAGATGGGGGAAGTATCCCCCTCTCCCCCGGAGAGGCGAGGAGGCGACGGGTATTACCGCGAGATCGACAAGTTCGAACGGTTCGCGGAGATCCCGAAAGTCGACCTCCGACTCCGACGACTGACGGACAAGGCCATCGACGTTTCCCGTCCGGCATACGAGAAGATCTTCGCCTACGTGCTGAAGCAGGTAGAGAGCAAGGGCGTCCTTGAATCCAAGGATTTCACTGCGGCTGCAAAAGTTGCCGTGAACCCGGCGCCGCTCAAGGACGCCATTTTCCGGGCACTGATCACGGCGCACATGATGGGCCGGGGCGACGGCGTGATCAACATGCAGAACCAGGGCTATGACTTCGGCAGGATCAGGAAGTTCGCCGAGGTGGCCTTTGACTGGGAAGTGCTGGACGAACCGTTCACGCCCGAGGAGGCGGTTAAATTCTTCTCCGGCAAGGTGCCGATGACGCGCGAGGAGTTCGACGCGCTCACGGACAAGCTGATGTCCGAGGCGTTCTACGTGACGGGCCTGGAAAAGTTGAATATCGAGAAGGACGTGAAGGCGCTCCTGACCGACGCACTGAAGAACGGCATGGATTTGAAAGACTTCAAGTTCAAGCTCGACGAGCTGCAGGTGAAGTACGCTACGCCGGTCTACGGCCGCGAGGGAACCGTGGGCCAGAGTATCCTGGACTATCACGCCGAGACGGTGTTCCGCACGAACATGATGAGCGCGTACAACGAAGGCCGACGGGAGATGTATAGCGATCCCGACGTGAAGGCCTATTTCCCAGCCTATGAATACACGGCCATCATGGATGGACGGACGAGCGACATCTGCATCGGCCTCGACGGGAAGATCTACCTCGCCGATGACCCCATCTGGGATAGCATCTGGCCGCCGAACCATTTCAACTGCCGGTCTACTGTGGTGACCGTGAACAAGTACGACTTCAACCAGGACATGATCAGCGAACCGCCAACGGTGTTGCCTGCCGAGGGATTCGGGAGTTTCAGCGAGGGCGGTCCGCAAAAGCGGATCATCTCCATACCCCACAATGTGGGGCAGGGTGACAGCGAACTCATCAAGGCCATCACTGCGTTAGCCGAACGCAAGCCGGAGCCGGTGCATATCACGCTGCACCAGGAGCCGATACAGATCGGCGTGGACGTGAAGCAGGATGGCAAACCTGCGGGAGCACGCCACAGCATATCCACGCGCAAGCCCGACGGAAGCATCGAGACGGTGACGAAGATCATCCCGGAGGTAGGCAATGCCACATAACACCAAGATGACGAACCTCGCGGCGAACATCGAAGCCGATGCCCTTGCCGCACTGGTGGATGGCGGATACCTGCGCATCTACAACGGTACCCAGCCGGATAATGCCGATGATGCTATCACCACCCAGGTAAAACTGGCCGAGCTGCGCTTCGGGACCCCGGCCTTCGGCGCGGCAGTTAATGGGATGATCACCGCGAACGCCATAACCCCGGATTCCTCAGCCGCAGCGCCGGGTATAGCCACATGGTTTCGTATCTTCCAGGCCGACGGATCGACCCCGGTCTGGGACGGCAATGTCGGGACCATCGGGTCGGGCGCGGACTTGGAGCTTAACTCGGTAAATTTCTCGATCGGGATAGAGGTGAGCATCGGCTCCTTCTCCCATACGGTGACGAAGTAATGGTGGACGGAATCACGCATCCCATAACGGCCTTCGCAGACCAGACGGAGTACGAGAAGCCGCATATCATCACCGGATTTTTCGACGTGGTGATGACGGACACGGAGCCCGCGTCGCCGTCGAACGGGAACGTGCGGTTCTTTTTCGTGGAAGCGACCGAAGGCGCGAACCTGCACCAGACCATAGGCATCAAGTTCGCCGACGGCTCGGTCTGGCCCCTGGCGGATAGAACGATATGAAAAAGCTGCTCTTCTCCATACTGCTCCTCGCCCTGCTCGTGGCCCCAGCCTCGGCAACGGTCACGTCGTTCGTGGGGAACACGTTCTACGGCCTCTCGACGGACACGAAGCCCACGGTCATGGACGGCTCCCGGTTCTGGGAGAGCGATACGAAGAAGTGGTACGTCCGGCAAGGGGGATCGTGGATTGACTGGACTCCCACGGGTTCCGGAACTCCGTCGGACACGGTTTCCGATGAAACAACATTTGGTCAGTCTGCAGGAGCAGGTACAGCATCATCATACTCGCGCGGAGATCATACGCACGGAACCCCGACTTACCCAATCCTGCCGGATGACGCCACATTTCAACACGTCAGCATCAATAATTCTGAGAAAAGCATTTGGTTGTCTAACAGTCTTCCCGTTGATCTCAGCCTAACGAACCGCAATACAGGCATCGGTAATAGTGTTGCGCCGAGCATCACGACAGGAGCCATTGACAACGTGTTCATTGGCTATAGATCCGGGTATGAACTCACAGGCGGTTTGGACAATACTTGCGTAGGCGAGTATTCGTGTCGGTACATAACGACCGGAGAATCAAACACCTCCATCGGACTCGGCTCCGGACTCGTCAGTGGGACTGACGGCGCTACGTCAAATACAGTCACGATCGGAAATCTGGCGCGGGCCGACGGCTCAAATATGCTTGTCATCGGGAGTGGAACATCTCCCCTTTATCACGTGTGGCTTGGCGAGGGACGGACACCGGAACCGGACAGTGCTCCTGGCGCGACGACCCTGCATGTGTCTGACTCTATCGGTACAGACATCGCAGGCGCGACGCTCAAGTTTGCCGCTGGTGCAGGGACCGGAGCAGGGCAGGGGGGCGCAATCGTATTTCAGGTTGCGCCTGCCGGGGCTTCCGGATCAACGAACAACACACTCCAGGACGCACTGACCATCAATCAGAATAAGAGCATCACGGTAAACGGGTCCTTCTCGGAATCAAACGTAACCTATAGTACTACTGCCGGGCACAAACATAGCGGTACGGATTCAACGCTCGTCCCATATGCGGCCTCTATCGCATCAACCGGGTATCTATCAGGCGGGACGATCACGATCACTTCCGGTCAGCCTGCGAAGTTCGACATGACCGCCGGCACGGGCATTGTCGTAAACAACTACACCAACCCGAACAGCCCCACGCTCACGCCGGTCTCGTGGCCCGCGCGCACGGCACAGACGCTCACCTATCTTGCAAGCGCTGATGAGACCGCGCTTGGCATAGACTCGTCCGGGAACATCGTGCAGCACAACTCGCCATTTACCGAGGACGAGTGGGCCGACATCATCCAGATAGCGACCATCGGCCACTGGTCCAGAACGCAGATCGACTACATCATCATGGAGCCGCTGCGCGTCTATGATGTGATGCGGCAACTTCAAGGTTTCTTGGCGGCACTCGGACCGTTCGCTATGGGAGGCAACGAATATACCGCGAACGGCGCCAACATGAAGCTGAACAAGTCCGGCGGAACGACCTTTTATCAGGGCGGCGGATCCTCGTTGAAGCCGAACACGATCTCGAGTTCGTCTGGCACGGCGGTCTATTTCTCGTATTACTACGAAAGCTCGCCCGGCGTGTGGGTTGAAACCGCGCTGACGCAGACTATCGACGACCTGAAGTACAACACCGGAAGCGGGCTCGGCACGGTCCCGGTCGGTAAGTATACTATCCAGACGATCTTTTTTTACGCTCCGTTGTGGGTGAATGGGGGGAGCACCGAGTACAGTACTGACATTCAATACGGTCAGGTCGTGTACGACACGCTTGCCCAGGCAGCGGCGGCTATCACGAACAACATCAGGTTCTATGATTACCTGTCCTATGACACATTCCGAACGTGGCTCATTGTGAAGCGGGGCACGACGAGCCTTCAAAACGCGGCTGATGCCCTGTTCGTGCAGTCCCCACCGCTCAAGTTCGGGATCATGGCGGCTACTGGTGGAGGCAGCACTGGCGAAGCGAACACGGCGTCGAACATCGGGACCGCAGGCGTCGGGCTCTACGACAGCAAGGTCGGCGTTGACCTGCGGTTCAAAAACCCAGCCTCACTCACGTCCGGCCTGACCATCGTGGACAATCCCACGAACCATACGGTCGATTTCACCGTGACCGGCCTTGTCACGAACGGAGATTCACACGACCACAATGGCGGGGACGGCGGGCAGATCGCCTATACGTCGCTCTCGGCCCTGCCGACGCTGCCCTCGACGATATCGTGCTCCGGCACGGACAAGGTCCGGGCGTATACGTCTACCACCGGCGTGTTCACCTGCGCGGCAGACGTGACCGGCGGCGCCGGGTCATTCTCCATCACTCAGACCGAGGTCGATGCCGGATGGCCGCTGTCCGTGAGCAAGAGTTTCACGATCACGGACGCGAACATATCAGCCGGCATGAAGCTCATGGCGACCGTGGCGTATGAGGACACGAGCGACGGCAGGCCCGCGGACGATTACGAGCTTACCCTGCCGGAAGTGACTGTCGGGAAGGCTGCTGCCGGGTCGTTCACGCTGATCCTGTGGAGCCGCACCGGATGGGTAGGCGGGAAGTACAAGATCAACTATACCTATGTGCTCTGAGGAGGGAATCATGAAGACGTTCTATAAAAAGGCATTGTTGCTCGTCCTGGCGCTCTCGTTCTTGACAACGCCGGTCCAGGCGGGCTGGTGGCAGGACCCGACAACCAGCACAGGCGCGGCTGTTGATACCACGCTCAAAGCCGGGCATGTAACAGCGCGTCCCCCGGAAGCCGTCGGCGCCTATCGTATCTCGGTCACGACAGGAACCCTCGCGGCGGCGCTCGCGGCGAATGCGCAGGTGTTCCAGTTCAAATGGACGGATGCGACCAAGCTCGCGGTGATCCAGAGCGTTCGCACCCGGTTCCAGCCCTTGACGCCGTTTACTGCGGCAACGCTGACCGACCATACATCGTTCGATGCAGTCATCGTGAGATCGTATTCAGGCGGTGGAGGCGGCACCACGTTGACGCTCACCGGGAACAACGCGAAGATGCGCACGAGCATGGCGACATCGCTTGCAACGATCAATGTGGCCCAGACCGCGGCGCTAACGGCGGCAACAACGCTTGACGCTCATCCGTTCTGTCAGAGCATCCGGAAGGGCAACCGCGTAAACCCCGCAGCGGCAACGGAAGAAACAATCCAGCCGACCACGGATGGATTGAATTGCAGTTGGAGCGCGGCGGATGGAGATTACCCGCTCATCCTGGCGCAGAACGAAGGCTTTGTCATCCGGAACCGGACTGTATGGCCAGCGGCCGGTACGGGAATTGTATTGGTCGAAGTCCACTGGCTCGAAGTGCCGGCATATTAACCCGGCATGGATGTCTGCTCCGACGGGTCGGGTTCGGACATGATACGCGCCTGTATCGGTGCTGTCGAGGGAAACCAGAACAGCGGACCGGGGCAGACATCCTAAACCGGAACTTTGAAAGGAGAAAAAAGACATGGCGCACAACACGAGGATCAAACCGCAGGCAGGGGATTCGATCGGGCTCACGGCGCTCTATTCCAAGATCGGGACGGATCTTGGGAACTGCCGCGTTCTGGCGACGCGGTTCACCTACAACTGGGGGTCCGACCAGGTGCAGTTCGAGGCCCGCTACATGTACAACAACACCGCGGCGGACGCATGGTTGGCGAACAATGAATCGGTCAATCCGATCCGCGTCGATGAAATTGCGATCACCGGGATCGACCTGGACAAATCGATCATCGACCAGTGTCTCGACCACCTGCTGACCTTGCCGCAGTTCAATGGTTCGCAGGACGGAACGCTTCCGTGGGTGAAAACGTAGAAGGGATCATGGCCGGATTTTTTGACCCAGCATTTTTCGATTGTGCGTTCTTTGATTGCCTCACGGCCATCACCGGGACCGGCCACTCGGTGCAGGCCCAACAGCAGAGCACCGGCACCGGGACGATACCGGTCCAGGAAGCGGTCAGCGGCGGATGGTGGTCGCCGCCCAAGCCGGTAAGAAAGATACGGGTCCGCGCCATAGGGAGGACGGTCCAGGAGGCGCAGCAGGCCGGGGCCCTGGGCAAGCTCGGGATCCTGGGGACCGGGGCAACGGGCCAGGCGAAACAGCGGACCCTGGTTGCGGGCAGGCTGGAGATCTCCGGAAAGAGCCTGTCCGGGCAAGCAACGCAGGCAAGCCGGGGCGCGGGTCGGACGTCAGTCACTGGCGCGGGCAGCGGGGTGCAGGCGAGGCAGCAGGCAGGGGCGCTCGGCAGACTCCGGATCATCGGCGCGGGCGCCACGGCAGGCAGCACAGGACGGAACCAAGGCCTCGGGCAACTCCGCATCAAGGGCGCCGGGGCCCAGTACCAGGCAATACAGGCTTCATACGGTACGGGCGGCATCATACATATCACGGACGAGGACATCAGGATGCTGATGATGGCGATAGAAGAGCAGGAATTTATAGATGCCTAAAGAATACTACGACTGCGTGGACGCACTGATGGCCGAGGGCAAGGACAAGGCAGAGGCGCAGAAGACCTGCGCGATCGCCTATTACAAAAAACACGGCAAGACGCCGCAGGAGGCTGAGAAAATGGGAGACGATAAAACCATAACGGATTTGGCGGAGCTCCGGAACATCGAAATTGTGAAGACCGGCGATCATGTCGCGCAGGACGGGTCGAAGGTCACTTATCTCGAAGCGGACCTGGACCAGATGATTGCGAACGCGGCAACGCTCAAGGACACGGTGAAGCCGCCCATTGTCGTATCCCACGCCGACGGCGACGCCTCGGCGGCGATCAACGCGGCCACCGTGGGAGCGCAACAGGTGGGCTGGATGGCCCCGGACAATCTCACGAAGAAGAAGAACGCCGACGGCAGCGTGAGCCTCTTTGCCAGCTTTAAGGACATCGCCAAGGGCGCCATCGATAAGATCGGCACGGACCTGAAGCGCGTGTCGGCGGAGATCTACAAGAACTACAAGGCCGGGGAGAAAGAGTTCGGCAAGGTGATCCGCAGGGTCTCCTTTGTGCCTATCCCCAGCATCAAGGACATGGCAGACGTAACCCAGGCCCATCTCGTCTTTGGCGAGGCGCCTGATCAACCAACCACATGGGTCACGCTCTCTGAGGCCGCCCCAGAGTCCGGCACGGACGGGGACCACCCCGCCACGGCCAAACGAGAGGAGACGAACATGGACATTGATATCACGGAACTGTCGGAAAAGGTCATCGAGCTCTCTGAGCAGGTGTCCAAGATGCAGGAAGCGGACAAGAAGAAGGACGAGGAGATCACCAAGCTCAAGGCATCGAACGAGGCGAACGCCACGAAGCTGTCCGAGGTCGAGCAGCAGAAAAAGGCCGACGACATCGACCGCTTCTGCGCGGACCTTTTGCGGACGGGCAGGACCTCCCCGGCGCTGTTGAAGCTGGGGCTGAAGAGGTTCATGGCCGGCCTGGATGACAACGAGGTGGTGAAGTTCGGCGAAGGCACCAAGACCTACGACCTCACGCCCTTGCAGTTCATGAAGAAGTTTTTCATGAGCTTCCCGAAGAACTCCATCGTGCGGTTCGGCGAGGTGGCCTTTGGCAAGGACTCGACCGCTGACCTGGAGAACGAGGGCAAGACCGCGGCGGACCGGCTGTCCGAGGCCACGAAGAAGATCATGGCCGAGGCGGTTGCGGCCGGAGCGCCGAAGACCTACACCATCGCCTTCGGCGAAGCGCAGAAGGCCAATCCCGACCTTGCCAGGGAATACCTGGCGGACATCGGGCAGACGGGGCAGTAGGGGTAAGGCATTCCTTGCCCCCTATGAAGCATTTAATTCAAGGAGGAACTTTCCATGGCATACGAAGATAGAATACTCGATCTCACGTTCCCGGCCGAGGAGGACCTGAGCAACGACCAGTACCGCATCGTGGTCCTGACCAGCACCGGGACGGTGCGCAGGCCCGATGCGGCAACGGACATCCCTATCGGCGTGCTGCAAAACGCCCCGGCGGTCGCCGGGCAGGCCGCGGTCGTGCGGGTGATTGGATCCGGCGGGGTCACGAAGATACAGATGGGCGCCACCGTGGCCACCGGCGCCATTGTCGCGGGCGAGTACGTGAGCGCCACGGATGCGGGCAAGGCCATCGCCGCAGTCGCCACCATGTATCCCATCGGCGTGCTGGTGCAGGGCGGGGCCGAGGACGACCTCGGCAGCCTGCTGCTCAGCCCCATCACGGTGAAGGCGTAATAGTTGTGGACCAAGGGGAATCGCTTCCCCGTGATTAAATGCACGCCGACACGGTCGGCTCGGTCCATATAATCGAAAGGAGATACAACCATGGCACAGCCAGACATAAAAGGACAAATCGTCACCGGCCCCTTGCGTGACGTGAGCATCGCATACCGGAACAGGGCCTATGTGGCGGACCGGGTGTTCCCGATCATCGACAACTGCCCACCCCAGGCCAAGATCGCCAAGTATCTGAAGGGCGCGTGGTTCCGCGACGAGGCCGGAGTCCGAGGCCCGGGCGGAAGGGCGAAGCGGGGCGGCTACCCCACGTCGTTCGAGACCATCTCGACGAAGGAGTATGCCTTCGCCAAAGAGGTCACCGACGAAGACCGGCGTTTCTCGGCCCTTGCCTTTGCGCCGCCGCTCAAGCCCGACCAGGACGCCATCGAGTTCTGCTCGGACAAGATCGACATGGCCAAGGAGCGCCGGGTCTCGGCCCTGATCCGCGCCCAGACCTGGGTGGATGGGGCCTCGGGCGGCACGGACGCCGCAGGCGCATGGGCGCCGGGAGCCGGCAACACCTTCGTGGCTAACATGCGGACCGGGATTGCCGCGGTCAAGGCGGCCTGCGGCCTGCGGCCCAATACCCTGCTGCTCGACTTCAAGACCTACCAGGGCCTGTGCGAAGAATCCACGGTGCTCTCGAAGATCATGTACACCCAGCGCGCGGTCCTGACCACCGACATCCTGGCCAGCATTTTCGACCTCAAGGAAGTGCTGATCGGCGACGCGGTATACTCCTCGGCCAACGAACTCAAGACCGGCCTGGACTTCACCACGGTGCAGATCTGGGAAGCGAACGCCGGCAAGGGCATGGCATTCCTGTTCTACAAGCCCGACGTGCCGGGGCTCAAGACGCCGTCTGCGGGATACATCGCCCGCGTGCCCTATGACGGAGGCGCGCCCCGCCGGGTCGAGACCTGGAGGGAGAACGCCGAACACCAGGACGTGTACGAGGTCGCCGAAGAGATCGACATCGTGGCCACGGGTTTGGACTGCGGTTATCTCTGGAAGGACACGTTCCTGACGTAGTAGTACGAATCAAGATCATCCGGGGACGGCGGTCCCGTCCCCGGTTTTTCAAGGAGGCGTCATGAAGCTCAAAATGATTTTATTCGCGGCCCTGTCTGCCTGCCTGTTCGCGGCCTCTGCCTTGGCCGCGCCCATCACCCTGCTTTCCGCAGCGGCAGCTACAGGAGCCGGCACAGCGGTGATGCCGCTCAAGGCGTACACGGCATGGTCCTGCGACGCCGTGGTCACGGGCTCGCCCACGGCCGTCACGGTGCGCATCGAGGGAAATCAGGGCGGCGCGGCCTTCGATCCCACGGGCATGGCCACGCAGATATGCACGGCCGCACAACTCGCGGCGGGTATCTGCTCCTTCAGCTTCGCCAACATGCCCGTTAGCCTGATCCGGGGGAACCTCGTCACCCTTACCGGCGGCACCGCTCCTACGGTGACCGTGACCTGCTCGGGGGCCCTGCCATGAAAAAGACCATCACGACCATACTGCTGATCGTCGGCACCATCCTGCTCATGGGATGGAACGTATACACGAATTTCGTCTACACCGGAAATATGACGTTAAACGGCCTGTATGACGCCGAAAAGGTCGCTAACGGGGACTTTGCCACGGACACGGTCTGGGTCAAGGGCGCCAACTGGACCATTGCCGCGGGCGTGGCGCACAAGAGCACCGGCGCGGCGAATAACCTGTCCCAGAACACCACGGAAGCGGCGGGCGAAACTTACAAGATCACCTATACCCTAATCAATCTCTCGGGCGGCAGCATCACCGTTTCCATGGGCGGGGTGAGCGGCATTGCCCGGACGACGGACGGGACCTATACGGAATACATCACTGCCTCGGGCACCGGTGACCTGACCTTTACACCTTCGGTGCTCGGCGTGGTGGTGGACGTGGATAACGTGAGCGCCGTGAAGATGACCGGCGCAGCCACCTTCGAGAACGATGTCACCTTGACCGGAGGGGACCTGACCGCTTCGGCCGGGGACATCTCCTCCGGAGTGTCGCTCAATTCGCAATACAACTACGTGAAGCTCGACACTATTGTCCAGGACACTGCGGGCGCACCTCCGACAACGGACTGCGATGCTGCCGCCGAGGTGGGCCGGGCGCTCATCTCCACGCGCTATACGGCCACGGCGGAATACCGGCTCTGGATCTGCACCCAGACCGCGGCCGGTACCTTTGCCTGGAAATACGTCGTGCTGACGTAAAGGACGGCCATGCCCTACTGCACGCTGACGGACATATTGAACCTGGAGTACACCGAGAAGGAACTCATCGAACTGACCGATGATCTCAACGTCGGGCCGATCAACACGGCCATGGTCGCCGCGGCCATTGCCAAGGCCGATGCGGACATCGACGCCCATTGCCAGGCGCAGTACACGGTGCCCTTCGGCCCGTCGTCGGAGGTCCTGGGCACAGACACGAAGAACTACACCTGCATCGTGGCCCACACGGCCGCGGCCCTGAACAAGCCCGTGACCGGCGCAAACTATGCGACGTACTGGGCGCAGAAGGGGTCCTCGGGCGGGACATGGGTGGACGGCAGCGCATACACGGCGGTGCCGAACATCGTGACCGGCTGGTCCGCGACGCTCGCGGCGTTCAACCTGGCGCGCAACAGGCAGAAGTCCGCGACGCTCATTGACCGGTACAACAAGGTCATGGCGTGGCTGTCGGGCATTCTGAAGGGAGAGCGGACGATCCCCGGCCTCACGGACACGAACGTTCTTCCCGTGAGCACGACCGACGGAATGGCGCAGATCTTCCGTAAGACCCAAACGGATGTCGACGTGAACCTGGTCGGGGATACAGGCACCATGGACGTCTGGTAAACGAGCATGGGAGAACAGGAGCAATCTTCACGGGCTGAAGACCAACTGATCGAACACATCGTGCTGAAAACGATGTCGATGACCGACCGGCTCGTGCTGCGCGAATACTGTATTGAAAGGCATACGATGCAGAATATTCTTTTGGAAAAACTGGAACGGCGCATGTGGGGCATGGTGCTAACCGGGTTCTTTCAGGCCATTGCCGCCATCGGCGTACTGATAGTGCTGATCATTCAACTCCTCCATAAATGAGGACAGTATGCTGACCCTCAAGGTCACGGTCAACGGCGCAGAAAAGGTGATCGCCGGGCTCGAGAAGATACAGGGAAAGGCGAAGGACCTCCGGCCCGCGTTCAAGGCAGCGCGGCTCCTGATCATGGAATCCACGCAGCGGACCTTCATGGCCGGCGGCAGGCCGGAGCGCTGGGAACCGCTTTCGGAAACGACGCTGAAGCGCCGGGGAGAGAATGCCCAGGCCCTGCGGGACAAGGGCATCCTCATGGGTTCCATCGGCATCCCGGGAGCGGGCGGCATATCAGTGCTCAAGCCGCTCGAACTCAGGGTCGGGACCAACGTGCCCTATGCCCGGTACCACCAGGACGGCATCGGCGTGCCGCAGCGCGAGTTCCTGCTGCTCCTGCCGGAGGATGAAGAGAAGATCATGAAGCTGTTGCTCGATCATGTCGCGGGAGGCGATTCGTGAAGACGCTACTGCAAGAGATACAGCAGCGCCTGATCGCGCAGATACCTTACCTCGGCGGGGAAAAGGCCGTGCATATCGTGCCCGACCAGTTCGCCTTTCCCGAGACAACGCCCTTTCCGTGCGTGGGGTTGAAGGACGGTCCGGTCCGGCAGCACTACTATCTCGGCATGGCCCGGCAGAAGGCTGACCTGGAGGTGGAGATCATCTGCTGCGTGCAGATACATGAATATCAGACGATCATCATCGGGAAGGGACTGTCCATCGGTATCCTCGACCTGGTGAACGATGTCCGCACGGCGCTCGAATGGTGGGCGCCCACGGATTACAAGTGGGTACAGGCCGATGGAAATGTGGACGAAGAGGCCTCGCAGGCGGTCAACGTGATGAACGCCTCGGGTGAGACGCAACGGCTGATCCAGATGAAGCGTTTCAGTATGAGTTGGCTGAAAGGATGACCCCATGACGGACGAAAAAATGATCCTGATCGATAACGGACACGGCGGGGACGACCCCGGAGCGATGCATGATCCCACGCCCGGAAAACCCGGAGACGAGACCGAGGAGGAGGATATCACCCTCGAAGTGGGGCTGCACTTTGCGGACATCCTGCGCGTCGACGGATACCAGTGCATCATGACGAGGGACCGCGACGAATCCGTGTCCCTCTCGGCACGCCTGTCGCTCATCCGGAAGTTCCAACCGGCCGCGTTCATTTCGATCCACTGCAACTCCTGGACGGACCCTTCGCGCCGCGGCATCGAGGTCTACTACCGGGATGACGAGGACCGGCGCCTGGCGGAATCGATGTACCGCTACCTGACCATGTTCACCGGGATGCGGGCCAAGGGCGTGCATCAGGACGTGGAACGGCTCGGGAAGCGGCTCACGGTCCTGAACGACCAGGCGACCCCGTCCTGCCTCGTGGAATTGGGCTATCTGTCGAACGATCTTGACCGAAAGTACATCACCGGGAACATGTTCACCCTGGCCCAGCTCCTCGCCTTCGGGGTGATGGACTATTTCAAGGATCCCAAGCTGTCGACGTACATCCAGGACGCGATGCGAGGAGGTGTGTAATGCTCGAAAAAATCCAGAATGTTTATCAGACCCTCGTGGCGGTGCAACTCTTCCCCATGGTCACGCTCGCGGCCCTCGGGTGCTATTTTATCGTCCGGCAGCGGTATACGGATGCCCAGAAAGCCGTCTGGGTGCCCGTGGTGATGAGCTTCATCGGACAGGCTGCCTTTGCCTGGCCGAAGTCGGTGCAGGACGTGTTCATGTGCTTCACCATGGGCATGGTCCAGGCAGGGCTCGCGATCGGCGGGTATTCGTTCCTCGACAAGTACGGGATCACCGACCGACTCGGGAAACTCGTGCAGAAGAAGATAGAGGACAAAAATGTCCAGCCCCCGCAACCATAACATCTGGTGGGCGATCCTTGCGTTCGCGCTGCTCATCCTGCTCATGACGTTGATGGACGGCTGCGCGAAGCCGCGGCCTTCGCTGCTGACCGAGACGAAACGCGGCGATGCGCTGGTACAGCGCGAGATCGAAAAGACCGGTTCTCGCCGGGACGTGCCGGTGAATAAAAAGCCCCGCGAGGTCATGGCCCAGTCCCGGTTCGACCATCGCGGCGGGGTGGCGCTCATCAGCATCACGAAGAGTTGGTGGCCCTGGGCGGATGTGCAGATCAGCATGAACTGCCTGATCTGCCACAAGACCGATCCTATTCCATTCACGCGGCCCAAAGACCCCTGGTGGAAGTGGCCAGCATTGATCCTCGGCGTTTTGGGAATGATCATGGTACTGCATTTTCTCGATAATTTTAAGAGCATCATGTTCTTCTGGAGACGATGATGACGTTGTCTTCCGCCCTATTCTCCCGGCCCTCGGTGGCCTACAAGAGCGACGGATCGCAGGTCGCCGCCGGGGTCCCGCGCTATGAGACCGGGCATGCGGGACAGGGGATCGTGGTGGAGGAACAGACGATTCCTATTATCAGCACGAGTGATCAGGCGAGATGCAAATCAGGGTGGTATGCGGCCAACGATTCCGGACATGTGACCTGGACACAAGATGCTGTTGGCGAAAAAATAACCGGGGTCGTAAACACGACAATCAGCGTGGAGGCATACGTAGAAATACAATACAATGCGTCCTATTATCAAGGGAAAACGATAGCCTTTGCGGTGGATGTTGATGTCTCTGGACAAACTGCCAGCATGCCAAGTCTTTTTCTATATGACCAACAGAGTGGCGGCTTCGCATATACCACTATGTCCTTTCCAAGCCAGAACTATGTCGGACGATTATCGATCATGAGAACGCTCCGCAATCCGTGTGATAACAATCTCACATCTGGACGCCTGCGAGTCCGGCTCAATGCGGGGATCAACGCAGGAACAACGATTATCATCCGCAAGGCATCGTGTGAAGAAAAAATATATTCCACATCGTGGCATGATCCAGCCGACGGCACGCGCCAGCCCGAGGCCCTTTTCTTCGACCCTGCATACATCATCACGCCCACGACCGGCATGATCTCCATGTGGGTTTACATGGGCTCCCGCATCAAGAAGAACGGGACCGGAACGTCGGAATTGCTCTATCACGCCACATCCGGGGACGAGAACCGCATCTCCCTGGGCAGGGACAATACCACGAACAAGTGGTACGCAAAGACCGGGAACGCGGCAGGCGCGTTGTCCACATCCGAAAAGGCGGACGCGCTCGCTGACGGATGGCATTGGATCGGAATGCGATGGAGCAGCTCGGAACTGTGCGTGTTGGTTGACGGCGTGAAGGGCACGCTCGTATCGTCACCGAACCTTCCATCAACGCTCGCGGCCCTGGCCTATATAGGATATTCCAGCAACACGGTACTGGACGATTTTTCCGTGTGGCGCAGGAGTATCACGGACCAAGAGATCAGCGACTACTACAACGGTGTGCCCCTTGCCGGTTCTCCTGATTATTATCTATCGTTCAACGGTTCTCTGGCTCCTGCCGGCGTGATCATCCCATCTGATCGCCGGGTATTCACGCTCGATCGTGACCGTCGTGATTTCATGCTTGATCGTGACCGCCGGATATTCATCCTGGACCGCGAACGGAGGATTCTCAGATGATCAAGCCATTGACCATTACGAAGAATGATTTTCAACCCTATTATTATTTCAAGGCCCAGGATTCTACGGGTGCTGTTATCGACCTCACAGGCGCAACGATCTATTGCACGATGAAGCATTCCTCCGGAACGGTGAAAATCAACCGCCAGACAGCGGGCATCGTGATCACGAACGCCTCTGCCGGGGAAGGTGAATATCATTGGCAGCCGGGAGACACCGATATGACAGGAAGCTATTACATCGAGATCGAGATCAATCCGCTGTCAGGTGGAAAATTCACGCTGCCGGAAAACGAGAAGGCGCAAATCGTTGTGAAGGATTCTCTTGATACGCAATAAAAGGAGATACGACATGCAGATCAAAATGAAAGAAGCCGGAGAAAGCCCTGAATTCGGGCCGTATGAAATCGGCGACGAGATTGATGAGACCCGCGCCTCACTCGAGACGATGAAGCGGTTGGTGGAGCGGAGGATGGCGGAGGAAGTGCGGAGTGCTGAGTTTGGAGTGCGGAGTCAGAAAAAAGCGGAGGTGACCCATGAGTGACAACAAACTTTACCTCGCCATCGGCGAGGAGGCGAACCGGGGAACCAAGGAGGCCACGACCGTGGGGTTCATCCCCCTGGCCGAGCCGTTCAAGCCAAAGTTCGAGCCCGACGACAAGCGGCGCAAGGAGTTCCGGGGAGAGGACAGCCTGCTCGGGTACACGACCGTCCGGCGGGTGTCGACGAAATGGTCCGGCGGACCCAAGATCGCCATGTACTCCGAGGCGGGCACGACCAAGGGCATGATCGGCACGCAGTTCAAGCACCTGGCCGGCAAGGCTACCAGCTCCCAGAATGCCTCGACCGGCCAATACCTGCACATGATGTATGGCGTGGCCAATCCCTTTGACGCTGCGAACCTGGGAACCAAGGCGCTGACGCTGAACCTGAACCTAAACCAGGGGGCCACGATGAAGAACTGGCCCTGGGTCGGAGGCAGGCACAAAAGCGTCGAGTTGGTCCAGGACCCGGGCGAACAGCTCATGGCGAACTTCGAGAGTTTCGGCCAGTTCCGTGACGCGGCAACGGCTGAAATCGGCACACCCGTATTCCCGGCGGAGAACCTGCGCTTCGATTACAACGGGTTCAAACTCTACACCGGGACGATCACCCGCACGGGCACCGGGCCAAACTTCACCCAGTTCGCCTTCGGCAGCGCCACCCAGATCAAGCCCGACAGTTTCAAGGCGAAGATATCCGTTGCCTCAGAGGACAAGCTGCGCCTGGCCGGGGTGAAATACCCGGACAAGACCCGCATGGGAATATTCGAACTCTCCGCGGAGTTCACGATCGACTGGGAAGACCCGGCGGCCGGGTTCTCTTCGGCCGATGAGATCGAGGCCTGGCTCGCCGGGCCGAACCCGCGCGAGATCAATCTCTTTGCCCTCTGGGATTCCGGCACCCAGGCCGGCACCGGGGACAACCATCAGTTGAACCTGGACATGCCGCGCATGGTGCTCGAAGGCGACCTGGCGGATTATGACCTGGAAAAGGACCCCATGGTCACGCTCAAGTTCAACGGCCTGTACGATGCCACGACGTGCAAGTACCTGTTCGGGTTGATGCTCAAGAACACAGCGACAGCGGTCTAATTTGGAGCGAGCCGACCGCGTCGGCGTAAAAATATAAAAGCACGGCAACGCGGTTGCCTTGCTCCAAAGGAGAAATAATGGCACTCATCGGTCTCAAGGCAGGACAGGTCATCCCCTATATTCCGGAGGCGGACCGGCACAACGACATCGACCCCTGCACGGTCCACATCCGCTACATCCCGAACGCCGTGGTCGAGGACGGGGCGCGCAAGATAGCGAACAGCATGAAGGGCCTGCGGGACCCCAAACAGATCGTGGCGATCCAGCAGGCGGCCCAGCGAAGGCAGTTCATCGAGAACGTCGAAAAGATCGAGAACTACAGCGTGGACGGCAAGGCCATCACCTCGGCGGAAGAGTTCTACAACGTCGCGGACACGGACCTGATCCGCGAGCTCATCCTGGCCATGGAGCACGCGGACCGGCTGACCGAGGGCCAGCGAAAAAACTCCTTGCCGGCATCCGGAACAGCCTCCAGCGATGGAGCAGGGACGGAGGCCGGCGTTTCGATTGCCGAACCTGTTCTGACATAGAACAGGAAAAGCGGAACTGCGGGAACCGGAAGGAGCTGTTCGAGACTGCCCTGGTCTTCCGGGAATATGACGAGGATATCCGGGATGACATCATCGCGCTCGCCACGGCCGGGGCACCGAAGATAGCTATCCTCGGCGATATCCGGCTGTACGAATGCCCGAACTCCTACATCACCGAGGAGACGGGCGAGATCCTCCAGGCCGTGATGCTCGTGACGGAAACGCACATCCCGTATTTCCCCGGAGGCTGGCAGGACCAGCCCCACTGGCTGCAGGAAGCCGTGGCGCTGTACAAGAAAGAGACGATGGAATTGATGGAGAAGGAAAGAGCCAAGGGCCCGGAATCGGGGACCAGGAATAAAAGCATTAACCCCAGGGGTTAAAGACTTTGACACAGTGTCCAAGAGGGTTGATTTCTCATGGCCACCAATAAACGTGAAATAGAGATCGTTATCGCCGCGAAGGAGATGGTCACCGGAATGCTCGGGAAGGCCATTGCCGCAATCGGCGGATTCGCCGCCGTGACCGCCACGATCTATAAATCCGTGGATGCTGCCAGTGAAGCGGAAATGGCCCAGGTGAAGCTCGCCTCCGCCCTGGGCCATACCTCCACGGCCCTGAACGCCCAGGCCGCGGCCCTGCAGCGCACCACGAAGTTCGAGGATGACACTGTCACCGGCGCCCAGGCCATGGTCGCCGCATTCACGAAGAACGAAGATGCCATCCGCCGGATCACCGCAGCAGCCGCGGACCTGGCGGCGGCCAAGGGCATGGACCTCGTGTCCGCTACCGAGCTCGTGACCAAGTCCGTTTACAGCGAGGTGAACGCCCTCGGCCGATACGGCATCAGTGCGAGCGGGGCAGCAGGATCCACGCAGCGGCTTGAGAGCATGATGCGCAGCCTATCAGATCATTTCGGGGGCCAGGCCTCGGCCCAGGCGGACACGTTCTCCGGCCGGCTCGCGCAGATGAAGAATGCCTTCAACGACGTGCTCGAAGGGGTCGGGAACCTCATTATCAAGAACACGTTCATGAACGAAGTCATGCGCCAGATGACCGGCGTGTTCGCGCTCATGGCCGGATGGCTGACAAAGAACCGGGCGTTCATGGCGGACCTGGTCAAGACCGGGATCATCAAGATCATCGAGGCCATCGGCGCGGCCATCGGGATCGTCGGTATGTTCCATACCGCATGGCTCCGGCTTAAGATCGGGATGTATGAGGCAAGCGGGTTCATCTTCGACATCATCGTCCGCATCTATGAGGCCATGCGCAACGGCCTGCTCCTGCCCTTCGATCTCTTGTTCAAGAGCCTCGAAAAACTCATCCCCGGATTCCAGAACCCCTTCGATATGATGGCGCTCAAGATGTACGAGGCCCAGCTTCAGCACCTGGCCATGACCGGGTCCATGGCCGATAATCTCGGCAATGTGGCTGCCGGGTATGACGTCGTGCTCGGCAAGATCCAGTCAGTGGTCGACGCGCTCAAGGGTACAAAGCCGGAGATGCCCGCAGAACAGGGTGGGACCACCCCTCCGGGTGGAGAAATGGGCATGTTCAACGCCGAGGCCATGACCGGGATCGAACTTGCAAACAACTTCGGCGAAGCCTGGGCCAAGGCGTGGTCCATCCAGGCCGCGAACGCCTCGATAGCCGCCTCGGCGGTCAGCGCCAGCAAGAATATCCAGGTAGCCGCGTTCCAGGCGGTCCAGAACCAGCTCCTGCGGCTCGTGGAGCAGCACAAGTTCAGCGTCGGCGCGATCGGTCAGGCAGTGATGCAGCAGGCCAAGATGGAGGTTTTAGGAATAGCCGCCAAAAGCGCTGTGTATGCCCTGTTCTACCTGGCCTACGGCCTCGGCCTCGCCGCCATGGGGGATCCCCGGGCTGGTATCGCCTTTTCCGCGGCCGCGCACTTCGGCGGGATCGCCGCAGCCACGGTAGCCACGGCTGCCGCCTTGAACGCCATTTCCGGACCCGGCGCCCAGATGCCCGGCGCCGGCGAGCCCGGCGGCACGCCCATCCAGGTCGAGAACGCGGGCACTACGCCGCTGGCTGGCGGAGCATCTTCAGGCGCCGGGACCTATTATGTCACGCTGAACGTCATCAACCCGATGACCGAACAGAACGCGGATGAAGCGATAGAACAGGTCCTGATACCTGCCCTGGAACGCGCAGGGGCCCGGAACGTACAGCTCAGCTCAAATGTGATCAGCTCGTAAACGAGGAACGCATGGCCTGGTCGAAAATCCACTTCTACTACGCGCATCAACTCTCAGGGCTCACAGCCACGACTGCGGACGCCAACTATCCTATCTCGAACATCCTCGATCGGCTCGACGGGACCATGTACAAAGGCACATCAACAGCCACGCACTACATCACCTATGACGCCGGCAGCGGAAATACCTACACCGCCGATTACTTCACCATCGGCGGGGACAACCTCGCCGGCGCCACGGTCGTGCTGCAATATTCCACGGACAATTTCTCCGCAGATATCAACGACGCCTTCACCGCTTTCACCCGCACCGGCAGCGATCCCGTGGTCAAGGAATTCACCAGCCAGGCCAAACGCTACTGGCGCATCAAGCTCACCGGGCTCACGGTCAATCCCCAGATCGCCCTGGCCCATTGGGGCCTGCGGACCGAGCTCGATTACGCGGATGTGTCCTATGATCCTGATGCTGAGGAATTCAAGGGGAACATCAATGTGTCCGAGATTGGCTATCTCTCCGGCGTGCATACCAAGTATTATGAGAAGCAGATAGACATCGGATTCGATGATGCCGATGATGCGCTGTATCAGAAAATCAAGACGTGGTGGAGGGCCGTCGGAATGGGTTGTTTCTTCATGGCATGGGAAAAGACGGACCATGCAAGCGATATCTGGATCGTGCGACCCTCGCCCAAACGGTTCAAGAATCCGCTGACCCAGGGCGGCGGATACCGGGATATCAATCTTGCGCTGCTGGGACGACGGTGACTCATGCTCACACTCCCCACGAAATTCAAAACCGAGCTCCTCAAAAAAAACCAGCCGAGCTATATCGTCAAACTGCTCGAAAGCGAGATCAAGAACGAGCAGACCCTCCAGGCCGATTGGGCCGCCAATAGTTCGGAAAGTAATGTGGACTATACCCCGACACCGCCGGAGACGGGGGATGTGATATTGGCAGGAGGGGCAAATGTTGGCGGTATATGGACTCAAAAAACATCCGGAACTATGACGGCAAGAGATAAGGCCGCCGCTGTTAATATAAATGGTAAGATGTATGTTTTTGGCGGTGAATATCCTATTGGTGCGCCCCCTTTTGCTGTGGTTTTAAACGATATGTGGGAATATAACATTTCAGGAAATTCATGGACACAAAAAGCATCGGGTGCATCTAAACGCTTTGGTCATTCGGCCGTAGCATACAACGGGAAAATGTATATTTTTGGAGGTGCCGATGTTAGTAGTGTTTATTATAATGATGTCTGGGAATATAATCCAGTCAATGATTCCTATTCGCAAAAGACATGTAGTGGAACACCACCCACAACGCGATTCGCACATAGTGCTATTGTGTTTAATGGGAAAATGATAATTTTTGGTGGTCGAGATAATAATTTGGCGCTTTGCAATGATGTTCATGAATTGGATTTGACTACATTTGCTTGGTCCGGCACAAAAACTACATACGGGACATCTCCTACTCAGAGACAATATCATAGCGCTACTGTATATAATGATTCAATGATTATTTTTGGCGGTCAGTATGATTCTTCACCCTATCATTATCAGGATACTTTTTCGCTTGATTTAACGTCTTGGACATGGTCTTCAAAGGCTAATGGTCCCGCAGCCCGTTCCGGGCATAATGCAATCCAGTGGTCTGCTATGACCGTAATATTCGGAGGTCAAGATAATTCAGCAAGTCAATATGATACGGTATTTTTTTATGATTGTGCGGCAAATTCATGGTCTACCAAGACAGCAGGAGGAGGTGCTCGACGTTTTCATGTTGCAGTTTTAGAACAGAGTAAAATGTATATTCATGGTGGTATAACTGGGACATCTACTTGTTTGGTTACTACCTATGAAGATTGGTTTGGATATTATTCGTCCGGTTACATTCGCACCCCGACCATGAATCTCGGTTCCACACCCACCGTCGACGGTTTATGGAAATTTCAGAATCTTTTACCATCAGGTACAAGCATAACCTATGAAGCTTGGGCGTCGGATACGGGTTCATTCGCTGGAGAAGAAACAAGCCTCGGGACTGTTGTAGATGGTCAGGCGATAACCGTGCGAAAACGGTATTATCGCGTCAAGGCCACGCTCACGGCAAATACGGCGCAGGATGCCTCGCCGACGCTCCGTTCCATCATGGCCCGGTTCCCAGTCTATCGGGGGATCAGCGATAATCCTCTACTCGGCTACGAAGCATCGTTGCTTTCGGTATCGGCACTGTCGACCAAGATCGGAGATTTCGAACCTTCATCCATCAGCCAAGTGACCATCAATACCGCCTTCTCGAAAAGCCTCTCCGATTATCTCAAGACGAAGTATCCGAAGAACAAGGAAGTCCGTCTCATGGCCGGCTTTATTGCCGATGGATATGTCGAGGCGGATTATTTCGAATATTACCGGGGCTTGATCGACGAATGGTCCATCGAGGAGAAGGACACGATCTCGATCAAGATAAAGGATTTTTCAAAGCAATGGGACGTGCCGGTGCCTGCAAAATGGCAATCCTCTTCCGATGACAAGACATGGACCGCCATGCACCCCATCGATGTGATGCTCGATATCTTCCGCGGATACATCGGGTCTACGGATTCAGAACTCGACCAGAGCAGTTTCAACGATGTGAAACTCGCCACGCCGGGGTGGGTTGTCACGCGGACCATCACCGGGAATACAGTTCAGGCCAAGGAACTTCTTGAAGAACTCCGCAGGCTTCTGTCGGCCTATTTTATTCCCCAGCCGAACGGCAGGATCAAGATCAAACGCTGGAACGCATCAGAATCCGCTGCAATGACATTCACGGATAGCGATTTCATCACGAAGAAGTGGGAAGCAAATGCGGCATCCCTCATGAACCAGTTGAACATCTATTTCGGTCACGCGGAAAATCCCACATATCCGACTGCCTCTGAAATCGGCGGAGATGATCTCAAAAATTTTCATGCCTGGGACCTGAGCGGAGATGCAACAAGCAAGGCGAACTGGGGGGAAACAGCAGCCGAAGAGATCAAGGACAAGTGGACCAGGATCGCCCAGAGCAGCCAGGTAGCAGTCAGGAGTACCATACTGCTGAATCGCTACGCGAATCCCCCGGAAAAGATTCCCTGCACGATCGATATGCGCTTCATGGAGATCGAGACCGGGGACATAGTGAATGCCACCACGCTCCGCGCGCCATCGTCGGACATGGGGGGCATCACCAACAAGGCATTCCAGGTGATCCAGAAGACCCCGGATTTCAACAAGGACAGATTGAATCTCGTCCTTCTGCGCCGAGGCTCATCATAATTTCATCCAAAATTATAATTGCTTTTACGAAAAAGACGGGCTATACTTTTATCATGAAGATAAAAATAATGATGATGCTATCATTTTTGATGCTACTTTTTTTATTCAGTTGCGGTATGAATACCACATCGGATACAATTATTTTAAACTATACTTTGGATGGTACATCGGGACCACATAGGATTACCGCACCTTGTCCAATTATTGCCGGAAGCATTCGTTTATATCATGACGATATTGGGGTAGGCTATGATATTGATCGAGGCGATGGAACTGGTAGACTCGTAGATACGGATGGTACGAATAATATTATCGATGCTTCATCTTTGATAAATTATGCAGGCTACACCGATGCAATTGTAATATCTTATGTGATTGCTCCTATCAACGGCACTATTTTAAAGATCAGTTTCAATCCAGCATTATGTGACATTGTGTTGCAATAGGACCGTACAGAATTTGTTCAGCCACAACCACAGAAAAATTGCCGATTCTGATGTTTTCTTACATCTACCAACGTATTTTTTCAATGTCTTATCCCCACACCGACATTTCCTAAACCGCGTGCCGGGTGTTCGAGTCACCCCAGGGGCACCATGAAATCAACGAGTTAGGCTGCGCTTCCGGGCGTGGCCTTTTCTTTTTGTACAGTGTTTGTCACGGGGAGTCTTGAGCAAGGCTTGATACTTTCGGCCCTGGTCTATCCGATCGACAGCGGTGCGGAGGTAATCGGGCAGCACCCAGGCATAGACCTGGGTGCTGGCAGAATCATCGTGGCCGAGGAGGTCCTGAACATGGGCCAGGGGGGCCCCTCCGGAAAGTGCCTGCGTGGCGAAGGTATGCCGGAGCATGTGGGGGGTGATCCGGATGCCTGAATTCCGGCTGGCAGTGCGGTAGGCCCGGGCCGCGCTGACATCGCGGAACAGGCGCGGACCCGGATTCCCCTTCAGAAGGATGGTCAGGATTCGCATGGCGGTGCGGTTGACGGGGATTACTATATCCCTGCCGGTTTTAGGCCGCGTATAGCGAATCAGGCGATTCGCACGGTCAAAGCCTTCGGGGATTCGGATATACTGCAGGTCCCGGTCGGTGATCCCGGTATTTACAGACAGGATGGCCCGGAGGCGGTGTTCCGGGTCGAGATGCCGGAGCCAGGTTATGAGCTGGGCCGGGGTGGCGTACCGGGGCAGGCGCCGGGGAACCCGGAGGAGTTTGATCGGACAGGGCATGGCCGGGATGATCCGGTTGTCGACAGCCCGGCGGAGGACCTTCCGGAGGGTCTCGAGGCGGAGGTTGATGGTCCGGGGATCGTAGCCCTGTTCCCGCATCTGGCCGATCATGGCCTCCAGGTGGGCCGGCGCAAGGGCCATGGCCCGGACATCACCCAGTACGGGCCGGAGGAACAGCCGTATGTGCATCTCGGTGTCCCGGTAGGTCCGGGGGGTCCGGTTGCTCCGGCAGAAGGGGAGGTATTCATCGAACAGTTCGGAGAAGGTCGGGTTTTGCTGCTTCCGGCGTGAGGGCAGGCCGAGGAGGTCCCACCGCTCGGCGGCATTGTAATCGGCTACGAGCTCTTCGGCCTTTGTCTTGTCCCCAGTCTTGAGGCTGAGCCGGCGTTCCCGGCCGGTTGCCGGATCGGCGAAGCAGATATAGAACATCCTGCCGCGCTGGATGAGATAGGCCATTCTTTATGCACTGATCTGTTGATGGAATGCCTGGCGGAAGGCCATGGGCCTGGCGACATCATGCGTGATCGCCGCGGTTCCTCCGGACCCTACTGTGCGGAGAGTGCCGTAATCGAACATCCGGCCGAAGATCCCCTGCTCGGCGTTCACGGTCTCGACTTTCGGCAGCATGACATCGAATACATTGCGCGCGATGAAGCCGTATTTTAGGATCAACCGTTTGTTGGTGATGGCGATCTCGGTGGTCCCGAAGCGGATGAGGGCGGAGATGGCGCTGACAATGGCCCATAAAAAGCTCAACACGCCGAGGGTGATCCAAAGGGCCGCAGAGGACAGCATTAGATAGACCCCGAAACAAAGCCAGAGAGCAGGTCTGACAAAGATGATCCAATGCAGTTCTGTTTGATAGATGATCTTTTCATTTGGCAGCAGACTCCCCGCGATGTAACTCATATCGGCCCCCCCTGATTCACGCATCGAATCTCTTTTTCATCTTTTCCAAACTCCTCAGCAGGTTATCGAGCTGCCGCATGAGATTTATCATCTGGATCGCCTCATCTTCCTTTTGTGCCTCCCGTAGCGCTATCCGGTGCGCCATATACTGTTCGTGCAGGCCCCGATGAGTGTTATCTACGACGAGCCGAAGGCCGAGCTGCCCCGCTTTCTCCAGCCGTTCCTTTTTGTAGTTTTTTTTTACTCTGCTTGATGCGGCCAATGGCATATTCCACGGTTTCTTCCGCGACGTAATCAAGATGTTCCTTCTCTGCTTCGCGGACCATATAGATCGCCCGCTGTTCCAGACCCGATGTGACGATGGGAGTTTCTTCGTCGACGTAGAATTCCCAGGGTTGAACACTAAGTGCATTGCAGAATCTTGTCATGACATCTTTCCCCATCACAGCATGGGCGTTCTCATACGCACTGATCTTTGTTTTATCCATGCCGACTGCATCGCCGAGCCCAGATTGAGATAGTCCTCTTGTTTCACGAAGCCTGCGAAGGTTTTTCCCTATAAGATTATCGATGTCGCCCTCTTGCATGATAGAAACTATAACAAAGATACCCTGCCCTGAAAATCCCTTAAGATGTGAATTTATTGAGCTTTTTGTATCCATTGGAATGAGTCCTCCAAAAAAAGAAAAAATACTTGACAAAGTATCCTTTTTTAGGTAACCTTTCAGCATGGGACGCTAAGGAGAATAAAGAATGCCTGAACAACTCGCAAGTATAATTTACCCTTCTGATTATAAGGTTCTGCCAGCTCTTCGCCGGCGGAAACAAGTCCTGCGGTCCCGGTACGGATCTTCGTATTCTCTGAAGCGTCCCATAACTCTTCAGACCATCCAAGCCCTGCCGGGGCCGCGGGGCTGATGTTTTTCGGGAGGACACCATGCAAAGCCACGAAGCGTTGAAACTTGCCATCGGGCCGAAGGCGACGGAATATGCAAAGCGCCTGGGTCTGTCATCGAGCACGGTCTATAAATGGACCGAGCCCAGCGCGGACTACACTGACAGCGGGGCATTCAACCCGCTGGACAGGGTCGAGGTGATCGTCGAGACGGCCCTGGCCCTGACACAATCCCAGGCAATGGCGTTCGCGCCGATCTACTACCTCACTGAACGGTTCAATCTCGCTGTATTCCCGCTTCCGAAGCTTACCCCATCATCCGAACTGACGTCCAACCTGCTCCAGACCATCGAAGAATTCAGCGACCTCACGCATGAGGCGAGCGCGGCCCTGGCAGACGGCCGCGTCACGAAGAAGGAGGCCCGTTCGATCGAGAAGGAAGGAATGGAACTGATACGCCAGGTCGTGGCGTTCATCCACAAGGCCAAGGAGTCTGTGAAATGAAACTCCTGGACATGCTCGACAAGGATGATCTCAAGCGGGAGTATAAGCTCGCGGGCGCGTTTATCAAACGGCACACCCGGGAGATGGGCGGGTTCGGGAAGCCGCTGACGTTCGAGCGTTCGCGGGTGGAGGCATTCTTGCAACAGGTAATGGATGAGCGCCAGGCGCCGGTGAAGCCGGTGCAATCTATACCGGATATCGGGATGATGCGGAGGCAGGTGGTCGGCGGGCCAGACGAGTTCATTCCGGTCTCGGCGCCGGGCAGGATCCTGGGCAAGGGCGGGAAGGGACGCGCGGCATGACCATCGAGAAAATCGTCATGGGGTCGGAAGTGATCGAAATGGATATCTGGCCGGTGGGCCCGGGGTACACGGAGGCTGAGCGGGAAGATATGAGAAAGCCTGCGAAGCCTGCCCCACAATGTGGGGTATTCCCGACCGAGGCGATGGCTGGCCTGATGAGTTGCCAGGTATCCGAGCGGACAACATCACCGAAGAGACGAAGAGGGCACAGGCCATGAACTGTCCGCGATGCGGCGGCATCACGCACGAGGAGCGGGAAGACGGGACGCTCTCAATGGTCTGCGCGAGCGGGCACCGGCAGTATATATTCCTGGCGCCGGACGGGACAATCGAAACCGCGGCGCAGAAAATGACCCGGATGGAACGGCGGTTCAAATGCGCGACATGCGGCAGAAAATTCCGGGATTTCAAAGAGAGGCTCAGGACGAAAGGGGCCCGGCAATGCGATGAATGCGCGGCAAAGGAAGGCCAGCTTGAACGGCTGGTCGATTATCGGAGCAGGTCGCGGCGGGGCAATAGCGTGAGTCCGTGGTTCCTGACGAAAAGGGGGCCGTTATGAACGAGCGAACAAAGGCGGTACACGTGATGATGGACCGGGCGATGATCGTTCTGGATGCGGCGCTGCATGTTCTCCGGAACGAGCCTGCGGACACGTCGGCGGAATTCCCTGCGCGTCCCTGCTATGAACGGGATTATATCGCCATCGACGAACTGCGGAAGCTGTCGAAAGAGGGAAAGCATTTTCTCGGGCATCATCTGATGAACTCAATGGCGGCTGTAGTGGGATTCAGCGAACTGGGTCGGGGAGACCAGGCGATCGAGGCGGCATATCAACTGGCGGATGTCTTGCGGTTAATCGGATGCAACGTGATACAGAGGGAGGTGCCCCGTGGTGCTGATCTCAAGACCGAAACTGATCCCGCAGTGCGTGGAGCTTCTTCGTGAGAAACTGGGCGGAGGAATTTCCCAGGCGGAACTCGAGCGGCGAACAGCCGAGCTCGGACGGGCGGAGCAGCTTTGCCTCGGGATCGGCGCGGCCACGGAAGGACCTGCCGGCCGCAGTACCCAGTAAAGAAGCGATCTGGATCTGGGTGATGGTGCCGTCGCCGTATACCGGGCTTCTGGTATCGGGCGCTCGGGCGATGTTCATCGACCTGAACTGAGGGGGGCAATATGAAACGGGGATGGCTGATCTTTTCAGGGTTCGTGGCAGCAACGTTTTTCGGCCTGGGGCTGTGGGCAGCCTATGGACTGCACAAGGTGTCCTATGAGTCCGGATGGCTGAATTCGTCGACGGAGTGGTACCGGCACGTGAATGACATAGAAACGCAACTCAAGCGCGGTGAGACGGCGCTGGTGGGGGACTATAAGCTGACGCCGGAGAAGACCGGGAAGCGGATCCGGGTGGCGAAGAGGGCACCATGAACAGGGCTGTCGGATATATCCGCGTGTCCACGGACAAGGACAAACAGGCGAACAGCCTGGCAGCGCAGCCGGAAACAATCCGCAGATATGCGAAGATGCAGGGGCTCGACTTAGTGGAGATCCTGCAGGATGAGGTTTCGGCGTTGAAAGTTCCGTTCTTCGACCGGGAATCCGGAGAACGGATACTCGAACTCATCAGAAAAAAGGTCATCCAGCACGTGATCGGCGCGAAGGTGGACCGGCTATTCCGAGACGCGCAGGATGGACTGTCTACCGCAGATTGGCTCCTGGCGCGTGGCGTGAACATGCACGTGATCGATACGGGCGGGGTGATCAACGTGGGCGATCCCGCCGGCAGGATGATGTTCACGATGCTCCTGGCCGTCGCGGAATTCGAGCCGCGGAGGATCTCCCAGCGGACAAAGGAAGCGCTGGGGGTGATGCGGAAGGCAGGGAAGAAGATCGGGAAAGTTCCGTATGGGTTCCATGAGGCAGAGGGGAAATTGGAACAGATGCCCGAAGAGGTTGCTATTTGCGCCGAGATCCGCGATAGGCACAAGAACGGCGAACGATTGAAGCGGATCGCTGATGATCTGAACGCCCGGAAGGTTCCGACGAAAGAAGGCGGAAAGTGGCATCCGAGCACGGTCCGCCAGATCGCGAGGAGGAAGGATGTCGAGCTATAACCGGTTCATCGGGATGGGGAATCTTACACGGGACCCGGAGACAAAATACACGCCGAACGGCGCGGCGGTATGCACGTTCGGGATAGCGATGAACCATACGTATAAGCAGGGTGAGGAAAAGAAGGAAGAGGTCTGCTATCTGGATGTGGTCGTGTTCGGCAAGTTCGCAGAGGCCTGCCAGAAGTATCTTTCGAAAGGCCAGGGCGTTTTGGTGGACGGCAGGATCCGGCAGCGGCGGTGGAATGACAAAGAATCCGGGACGCCGCGATCGAAGCATGAATTGATCGCGGAAAAGGTGCAGTTCATGCCGAAGAAGGACCGCGGCGAAGCCCCGGCTCCGGACGCTTCGGAGCCAGCGGTGGAGGATGGGGAGATACCGTTTTAATGCGGCGGTCATACGCTGTAGTCCATTATCGAACATCTTGGTTATTTACGGGGGTATAAAGAGACATATGAAAGCATCAAACGAAATAGGACTGTTTATTTGTTGTCTATTTGGCTCAATTTTTTTTGGCATCTGGCAAAATTCTGATTGGGCTGCTGGTTTTATGTTTTGCGTTCTTGGGATGCCGGTTTTTTGCATATTGGTGATATTAGATTCGCGGAAGCCCTGATTGGAGGATATATGAATCTTATCATAGCAGGAATACTCGTTGTGGTTATTGGGCTCGTCGGAATTGGCTTTGGAGTAGCCGATATTGTGCGGCATCCCAAAAGAATTCGCGACCATCATTTGATAATAAGAACACAAGACCAGAAGGGCAATGTTCTACAGGAGCAAAATTTCATTTGGCCTCACAATATGGAGTACACGGATTAACAAGGAGTTCAGCCCAGTAGTGGGGCTGGAACGCAGGTTATGAAAACAGAATTTGTTCTACTTTCAATATTGTTAATCTTGCCTGTAGTTTGTACTATTGCCCTTGTGTGGCTGGTAATTTATTTGTTTATGAAATAGCCGCAGCGAAGCGGAGGCCAGTGTCGAGCGTCTTGGTTAGTTTTCCAGGGCGCGGAAAGAGCACCATGAATAAGGAAATTTTATCCTTGAGTCATGAGGCATGGATGGAATTTAAAAAAATGTTCGTGCCGGATGGCATGACTGTAATAGGACAATGCAAAAATTGCCGGTCTTATGGATCAGACGGCGTATGCAATGAGTTGCGGCGTGGCGGTACAATGGCAGAAAGTCCAGAGTTCGGATGTATCTATTGGGGTTGTAAAAACTAACGACGACGTGGGGGGCGCGTAGTTGGCGACCCTCTCGATGGGCGTGGTTAGCTTCTTGTATGCCTGTAAGAAGCGTATTATTAGATAAATTCAGGCAAGCCTACCCCGGCGATGAAGTGATAATTATGTATCATGGAGCCGGGGTGGGCACAACTTAGGAGGGGCCATGACAAGCGTGCAATGCGCAGTTGTTGAGTGCGCCCACAATGATTACGACGGGCATCCGAAATATGGGATTTGTCGTCTCGAAACATCATTCATCAGCGCGATGGGTATCTGTACCAATATGGTATTGCCACCGAAAGAAAAAAAGTAAGAAGCTAACGTCCGGGTCAGTCGCGCATAGCGACGATCTGGACCCGATGGTTAGGAGGCTTTCATGGGGAATGTAAAAGCAGAAGAAGTACGAGAAATACTGAATAAGATAGGACGTGGAGAACTTGTTCCGAAGTTAAAAGACCCGAGCAGGACATGGGCCGACGCTTTCGCGGGTGACGTAGAATTTCTGGTTGACGGATGGACCATCGTCATTTTCAACGACTGTATGGATTGGGACTATGTCGATAGTGTCATAACCCCCGATGGTAGAACCGGAGACTTTGAGGATTGGTGCGGGAACGGCGAACAATGGGATCAGCCGGAATACGGCATGGACGATGGAATTTATAAGCGGATGACGGCGGCATTTGAGAATGCCTCCTAACGCTTAGCTCACAAGCTGAGCGAAGCGAAGTCTTTGTGGAGCGTTTGGTTATGACCCGATTACACGACTGGCCGGGAGGCCCGACATACTGGATGGGCGGAAACATCATGTGTGTTTCTATCCCCTTCACATGGAACCTGAAAGAGGTCCACGATCGGCTGAGCACGAAAGATTTTCTTTTCGAGGAAGCATGGGTCGGAGGTCCAGCCACAAAGTTGATGCCTGACTATTTCAACGACCTGGAACACGTCACGGTGAAAGAGGTTTACCACGGCGCAATGCAGATAGTGAACCCGCAAGCAACGAAGACCACGACCGGCTGCATTCGGTCGTGCGGATTCTGCGCCGTGCCGAAGATGGAAGGAAAAATCACAGAATTGAACGAGTGGCCAGACTTGCCCGTGATTTGCGACAACAACCTTCTCGGATCGTCCGTTGAACATTTCGACCGGGTGATTGACCAGCTCAAGGTTCACGGCTGGGCGGATTTCAACCAAGGCATAGATTCGCGGCTGCTCACCGATTACCACGCGAAGCGGCTTCGGGAGATCGGGCGGCCCATGATACGGTTGGCACTTGACAGCATGGCGTATGCCGAGCAATGGGAAGTTGCTTTTGACAGGCTGCGAAGTGCGGGATTTCCGAAAAGCCTGATCCGTTCCTATGCTTTGGTAGCGTTCGAGAAAAACGAAAAGCACACAGTCGGAGAGGCATGGAACCGTTGCGGATGGATAGAGAATCACGGGATCAAGGCTTTGCCGATGTGGTATCACCGTCTCGACGCTATGGAAAAGAACACGGTAACGGAAGGACAGAAGGCGCTCGGATGGAACGATTTTGAACGCCGTAAAATCATGCAGTGGTACTACCAGCACAAGGAAGCAGTAGGGTCATAACGCCCGGATGACGGGCGCGGGTCTTGCGACCCGTCGATACGTTGGTTAGGTCCATTTTGGAGGAAGCATGAAAAAGATATATGCAGTAAGTTCAGGATCATATTCGGATTATCGCGTTGACGCATTGTTTTCATCGCGCAAACTGGCCGAAGAATTTATGTCACTGGTTAATGACAACGACTACAACGACATTGAAGAATACGAATTAGACCCGCCTACAGCAAACCTGATAAAGCGCGGCTATTCAGTGTGGCGTGTTCACATGCTGAAAGATGGAACAACAGAACGTGTCGAGCGCATGGGAAATGACAAGTACGATGTGACGAACATCGGACATTCAATATGGGAAAGAACTAAAGCACCTGCATATCGGGGTAAAGGCATACCCGATATTCTGACCTCTACCGTGTGGGCAAAAACGGGAAAGCAAGCCGTCAAGATTGTGAACGAGAAACGAACGCAAATGATCGCAGAAGGTAAATGGACCTAACGACAAAATGAGGGGTGCAAAGCATCCCTCTCGATTTTATGGTTATCTGCCGGTCGAAAGACAAGCGACAGGCGAATTTTGTAAGGGAGGCTCTCGGTTGTTCGTGATGTACCTCAAAACACTCTCTGCCTCGGCAAGTGTGAGGACGACAACTTGGATGAAGCGAGCCACGGAGCCGCAAGGAAAATCCGAACGCTGACTCCCCGGCAGAGCAGATAACGCGCGGGTAAGCCGCGAGCGTCAGCGAGTCGGTCTTGACCCGCTGGTTATGGAGAAATTATCATGCAGCAGTTGTATTGTCCGAAGTGCGGAAACATATCGTATCTGACAGACATTGTTCATATCGTTGCGGGATGCGAACCTGTACTATGCAAAATCTGCGGAACGAAATGGAATGTTGATATAGAATTAAAGGAATTGGGAAAATAACGCAGAGTTGAGCCATGGAGATTAACAAACGTTGATGTTTTGAACACTCAGGTTTTAATGGAAGCGATTAAAACGCTGAAACAATCCAGCAAGTGAATACCCGTGGCTGGATACGCTGAGGGCTCATAAGTTAGGTGGAATGCTGACATTCCTGTGCTGTATGGCATTCTACAGACCTTGTGTGCGGGCGGCGTGGGAAGGGGGGCGACGGCCCCTTAAAAGCCCGCAAATCAGGCGCAACGTGAAACAGGCGAATCCTGATGCGCGAAAACACACTCGACCGGCATACTGGCAGAGTCAGACACAGGAACATACTACCCAAACACCCTACGGAAGAGAGGGCTTTGCCGCGTACTGCCCTCTCCCGGCTCCTGGCAGTAAGTAAAGCAGTACAAAGAATCATTGTGTCCTGAAACTTTCAAAAGTGTATTTGCGCGATTTTCGCCAACGGAGGACAAAATGAAAACCACAAAGAAAAGTGCCGGACAAATCGAACCGACGGTTAGTTCGTATTGGTCGATGTCTTTATCACAATTGATCAAAATCGTTGATGGCTTGTTCCCGTGCTATAAAACAAAAAAGGCCCTTTCATACAATTACGTCATCGGCAAATTCCCGACTGGACATGGATGGATGTTCAGCGTAACATCGAATTGGTACAAGTGGAGCGACGCTAAACTTCAACATCAATTCGGAGGATATTCAAGACCGGAGCATGCAGTTGCCGCATTCCTTGATTATGTAAACGAGCATAAAATCAATGTAAAAGTAATGGCAAAGTTTTAACTACTTTGCAGCTCGAATCCAGCGGAGGACAAAATGCCAGACACCCTTATAGACGTTCGCACCCCTGAGTGCTGTCCACACCTTGTCGCAGACGGTCAATGCGGACAAGAGTCCGCCTGTGATTCATGGCTGACTTGGGCCGCGGACCACATGAAGCTGGATGACGAGACGTTTCTGTTCTGCCAGGAGAACAATCCGTTTAAGGCGAAGGGATGATATATTATCAGGACGACCACATAACGATCTACCACGGAGACTGTCGGGAAATTGCCCCGATGCTGGGCCGGTTTGATTTGCTTCTCACCGATCCGCCGTATGGGATAGGCGAGAACCGCAAGAAACAGGCAAGCCGCCAGGGTCACGGTTTGGCGAATCAGCGGGACTATGGCAACTACGATTGGGACCAGACCGCACCGCCTTTTTGGTTGTTGGGGATGTTGAGAGCGGCTGCAACGTGGTCAATTCTTTGGGGCGGAAACTATTACGGACTTGAGGCACGGCGGGGCTGGTTGGTTTGGGACAAGGAAAACGGAGAGACAGACTTCGCAGACTGTGAGCTTGCATGGACAAACCTCGAAACAGCGGTCAGAAAATTTAAGTGGAAATGGCAAGGCATGTTGCAAGAAAACATGGGGCGAAAAGAAGAACGAGAGCACCCGACACAGAAACCCATCGAACTTATGAAATGGTGCATCGGGTTGACACCCGAAGTGAAAACGATACTCGACCCCTTCGCCGGTAGCGGAACCACAGGTCGGGCCGCAAAGGATTTAGGTCTGCATTGCACCATGATCGAGCGCGAAGAGCGCTATTGTGAAATAGCCGCAAAGCGCATGGCGCAGGAAGTATTGTTTTAAGATAGGGGAGGATAATAACGTCCATGGAAGAACGCTTAAAAGCCCTCGAAGATCGCGTTTCGAAACTTGAAGCGCGGAAACGGTCCTCTAAGCAACTCACCGAGGAAGAATGGTTCAAGGAGCTCAAGGCCAATCCTCTTTATCAGGGCATAGACATAGATCGTGAATATGCCAAAATGACAGAATGGTGCAGGGCGAGAACGTTTCAACCTACGCGCCGAAGATTCATAAACTGGCTGAACAAGGCAGATAAGCCACTGAACGGAGGAAACGGCAACGGTGGCTTCAATCCGGCCCGAGAAGAGCTTGTCCTATCGCTCAAGAACCAGGCCAACAAGTATATGCCTCAATTAAGCAATGGCGCAAAGCAATTATTCTATGAACAGAAAAAACACTGGATAGCACTGCAAGCGGAAGTACAGGCAGGGATAATTACATTTTAGCTTTGCGGCAGGAAAGAGAACGCGGGGAGGTAGTCTTTGGGGTAAACATGTAGCCCTTGCACTTGTCGTGCCAAAGATTCATCTTGACATTGGCTTACCTATAGGATATACTTAGTCATGATTTTACTAACGCTGAAAAAATTAACGTGTAAACGCTGTGAGCATTCATGGGTTCCCCGAAAAAAGGAAGTGCGTATTTGCCCTAAATGCAAGTCACCGTATTGGGATAAGGGGCGAGTGGAGAAGAGAAGTGGGCGGGCATAACTATGTTTAGCCATCCTTTCTGGCATCTTATCTCGGGGAGGGCATAATTGTGAACAACCTTGCGAGATCAAATATTTACCCCATTCAGAGACCCCATCCGGAGCCTGTAAAAGGCAGCCAGGGACCGAAGCTGATGGACCGTTTCCGTGAGGCGATCCGGGTGCGGCACTACAGCCGACGGACGGAAGAGATATACGGGTACTGGATCAAGCGGTTCATTCTTCATGGCGGAAAGCCGCGGCACCCGCAGACGATGGGGTCCCGGGAAGTGACGGAATTTCTGACCCACATCGCCGTAAAAGAACACGTATCTGCCTCGACGCAGAATCAGGCTTTCAGCGCGATCCTTTTTCTCTACAAGAACGTCCTGGGCGTCGAGCTCGGGAACATCGACGCCGTGCGGGCGAAGCGGGTGCGCCGTATACCTGTGGTGCTTACGAAGGAAGAGGTCAAGGCGATCCTGGACCATCTCCGAGGAGTGTACTGGCTCGTGGCCTCCTTGCTCTATGGCGCCGGTCTTCGCGTCGAGTGTGAATGCCTTAAGCTGCGGGTGAAAGACGTTGATTTCGAGCGGCAGCGCATCACGGTGCGGCAAGGCAAGGGGAACAAGGACCGGATCGTTCCGCTGCCGGCCTGCATTATGGACCGTTTGAAACGGCACCTTGAACAGGTAAAAAAGCTGCACGAACAGGACCTTCGGGATGGGTTCGGATCCGTGGAGATACCTGACGCGCTGGATCGGAAGTTTCCGAACGCGCCGAAGGAATGGGGTTGGCAGTGGGTATTCCCGGCCACTTCGCGTTATCGTATCCCCGGCACATTGATCCAGCGCAGGCACCATCTGCACGAGACGGCGGTCCAGAAGATGATCCGGGCAGCGGTCCGCAAGGCGGGAATCTACAAGCGCGTAACGCCGCACACGTTCCGGCATTGCTTCGCCACGCACCTGCTGGAATCCGGCTCGGACATCCGGACGGTGCAGGAGCTGCTCGGGCACAGCCATGTGGACACGACGATGATCTATACGCATGTAATGAGCCGGGGATGCACGACCCAGAGCCCGATGGATAGATTATAGATGGCCGAATACAACTGGCATGAGGATTTTTTTAACCGGAAGGTGCTGCCGCAAATATGCAAGGATGCGGGAGATTGTCCCGATTTTTTTGCATGGCTTGAAATTGCCGATAAGCAGCGATACGACGAGCTCATTCGGCTGGAACAGGTCATCGAATCGATCTGGCTGGCCAACGGTGATCGGGAGCAATTCCGCCAAGCCTGCCGGGATTGGTACAAAGAGACCATGTTGGGCATAGAAAAATGGCGGGCCGCAATGGCTGCCTCAGTCATCATACCGAAGCCCGTGGAGCCGAAACAGGAGCGGCTGCTATGACGGAACTCACCCTTTTTGCTTCGACGTTTCTTGCCGTCTTCGCGCTGGGGTTCCAATCCCTGAACGTGAACAACGGGCACTATTTCCTCGCGTTCGTGACGAGCATAGCGATCGGCGGGGCGAACCTGGCACTGTACAAATTGGCGCCGGATGCGACAGGGGTGCAGATACTGGCATATCTCTCGGGCGGGCCGATCGGGATCGTCTGCGCGATGAGGGCGCATGGATGGATGAGAAAACGGATTAAAGAAAGGGAGGCTTATGAAGCTAATCGCTATGGTCGGAATGGCGGGAACAGGGAAAACAACAGTGGGGAAACATCTGGAGGAGAAGTATGGCTTCCGTAAGCTGTCCTTTGGAGATCCCCTTAAGCAGATGCTTTTGAATGCCGGGATGTGCAAGAGGGAAGAGCTTTGGGGCGAGAAGACGGAGCAGTCCCGCTGGCTCCTGCAGAAGATCGGGACGGATATATTCCGAAAGCAAGTGGACCCGTTGTTCTGGGTGCGCAGGACGGCCGAGGTGGTGAAAAAGTATCTGGATGCCGGCCACAATGTCGTGCTGGATGATATCCGCTTTCCCGAGGAGGCGGCCCTGGTGAGATCTTATCTCTCCGAAGGCTTGCTGATACGCCTGGAGCGCGGTGACTATACGGACCCCACGGCCGGCACGGCGCACGAGAGTGAAAGCCAGGTCCAGGCCATAGAATGCGATCACGTCATCCTCGCGAACAGCGGCGAGGTGGATAAGCTCATCTGGCAGGTGGATGAGGTATTAAAATCGCGGGGTGTGATGCCTATCGAGAGGACATCATAAGCTGCTCTCAGGACGGCCTCCGCCTGGGCCGCGGACGCAGGTGGTAGCACTCAAGAGGGGTCGTCCCGGGTCCCGCTCTATCGGGATCCGGGGCGAAGTTTGGGGGAAATACGATAATGGCAGCAGTGTTTTAGGTGGATAAATGGCAGATGTAAAACCACAGCCTCAAAATATAGAAGCTGAACAATTGGTGCTCGGGGCTATTTTGACCGATCCGGACGCCATCCTGCGCGTGCGAGACATTGTTCAGACGTCGGATTTTTATAAAGATGCGCATCGCCTTATATATGATGCCATGTATGCTTGTTATCAAACCGACGGTACAATAGATTCTCTGAATGTCTCTGAGTTTTTGCGTACCAGCGGATCTATCGAAAAGGCCGGCGGGGCATCGTATCTCTCGCTTCTGATATCTCTCGTTCCCACGTCCGCGAATATCACGCGAGACGCTCGGATCGTAAAAGAAAAATCTGTCCTCCGAAAAATACGGCATTGGAGTGTTGATATCACGGAACGATGTTCCAACGGCGTGACGGATATCAAGGAATTCCTCGGGGCCATGGAAAGCGAATTGGTGGATATCTCGGCTTCTGTGCGGGACAAAAAGAGCCCGCACGTTACGGATATTCTTGCCGCAAGAAAAATCGAACAGGAGAAGGTACTGCGCGGTGATGTTCGACGATTCGATATTCCGTTATTCGATCCGTTCACCGTCGAGGCTCCAATACCGTTCGTTTATCCCGGTTTTTCGATGGTCATCGGTGGATATACGAGTTGTGGAAAAAGCACCCTATTGGCCCAGCTCATTGTCGACTGGTGCCGTCAAGGCGCTAAGGTGGCGATCTTCTCGCTCGAGGATCCTCAGCCTATCAAGGCCGTCAAGATGGTCGCGAATCTATCTGACGTGATGCAGAAAAAACTGTTGATGGGGAAGACGGCAGGATTCGATGACCGCATTCAAGAGGCGGAAGATACCATAAAATCATGGGGCCTTCTCATTTATGACGATGTGCGCTCCATCGATGAGATCATGCTGAAAGTGAGGAAGCACAAACTGCAGGGAGGACTCGACATCGTCTGCCTGGACTATATTCAGAAAATCCAGGGAGACGGGAAAAAATACGATGTGTTGTCCGACGCAGCGATCAAAATGGATGATATGGCGAAGGACCTGCAAGTGACGACCGTGACGCTATCGCAGGTCAATAATGAATCTGTACGAAATCCATCTGAATTGATGGGCATGAAGGGAGCGGGAGAGATAGAGTCCGCCATGGATGCGGTTATCCGCATCAAACGTCCCAAGGGTGACGACTATGCTCTGGACGCGGAAATATTGAAAAACAGGATATTCGGCGAGACGGCCGTCATGAGTCTCGCTTTCAGCAAATTTTATACACGCATCGAACGGAGGGTTTTTTGATG